TATAAAAACTACGAAAACGACTCCGAATAAAAAACAAAAGGGGAGTTTATACCCTTCGAGAGTCTACGAATAAAAACGAGGGGAGAAAAGCCCAGAAAGGCGAGGGGCGGAGACCCTTTCCACGAATTTGCACACACACAGAATCCTACATCCATCCAAAATTATTATTTTTTGAGTAATTCCCTGCACACCTGCCCAGAATTCGGGCACAATGAATAAAATACTTACACAAACTAAGAAATATATGGTATAATATTGCTTATATTTTAAGTTAACTAAGCTACTATTCCTAGAACCATGCTACTAAAGTTACATTGAACCAATATTAATTGTTTATATAAATTAAATGAATAACTTTGTATATATTCTAGGAATACAATAAGCAATTTTATGGTATAATATTAGTATATGGCAAATAAAGGTAAAATTTCTGTAGACTCAGAAGATGAGATTAGAGAAATCGAAAAAGAACTCGAAGAAGAACTGAGATATGCAGTAGCATCAGCTAAGGGTGTCGTACCAGCAGATGCTGTATTAAAAATAGAGCGTAAGCGAGGTCGACCTACTGGTGGTCTTAGTTCAGAATCTAAAAAAGCTGGTGGTAAAAAGTCTAGAATCAAAAGAGGGCAGACGTATAAACCTACAGATGACGATTATTCTAAAGTAGAAGAGATGGTTACTATAGGACTAGACCAGCATACTATAGCTAAAGTTATGGGTATTAGTAATGCGACCCTAACAAAATATTATGCACACAATTTACTAGTAGGTAAGGAAAAACGCACCGCCCGAGTAGCAGGTGTAGCCTATGAAATGGCTGTTAGCGGTGAATCTCCTAGCATGACTACGTTTTGGTTAAAGACTCAGGCCGGATGGTCTCCAAAACACCACGTTGTTGTAGAAGATAGACAGTTTGACATACAATGGGCCAGCGATGAAGCCGACATTGCAGACGCAAATCAAATATTAAGGGACAAGGATAGCAAGATACACTAGCATCTATGCAAGAGGAGAGGAAATCCATAGTAATTCCCTATACACCTAGGGATTTACAAAAACACTTACATACTAATTTAGATAGATTTAATGTTGTTGTATGTCACAGAAGATTTGGTAAGACTGTATTTGCTATAAACCAGTTAATCAAAAGTTCTGTAGAAGATATACAAGCTGGTAAGAGACAACCTAGATATGCGTACATAGCACCACTGTTTAAGCAGGCTAAGACAGTTGCTTGGGATGAATTAAAAAGACTATGCAGCGTATTCCCTGAAGTTAAGTTTAATGAAGCGGAACTAAGAGCTGACTTCATGGGAGCTAGAATACAACTGTACGGAGCTGATAACTATGACACTCTCCGTGGAATTTATCTTGACGGTGTAGTATTAGATGAGTATGCCCAGATGAATCCTAAGATGTTCTCTGAGGTTATAAGGCCGGCACTCTCAGACAGGAAGGGGTATGCAATATTTATTGGTACACCTAAAGGGAAAAACGAATTTTATGATTTATACCACTCTGCCCCAGAAAGAAAGGGATGGGCCAGATTCTTATACAAGGCGAGTGAAACAGGGATACTAGACGATGAAGAACTGGAACTTGCGAAACAAGATATGGCAGAGACTGAATTTGAACAAGAATACGAGTGTTCTTGGTCTGCTGCACTTAGAGGTGCGTATTATGCTAAAGAGATTGAAACTGCTTATGAAGAAGACCGAGTGGGGAAAGTCCCTTATGACCCGGCTAAACAAGTAGTAACAGCATGGGACCTTGGGGTCTCAGACGCAACCAGTATATGGTTCTGTCAGTTTATAGGTAAAGCAGTACACGTTATAGATTATTATGAAAACTCTAATGAAGGACTGCCTCACTATATAGAGGTACTAAACAGAAAGGGTTATCATTATGGTGCACACATAGCACCACACGACATAGTAGTTAGAGAATTTTCTACTGGTAAGTCAAGACGAGACCTAGCATTTGACCTAGGCATTGACTTCCAAGTAGCACCAAAGTTGAAAGTTATGGATGGTATTGACACTACCAGAACTTTTTTAAACAAGTGTTGGTTTGATGCAGAAAACACTAAGAAAGGGCTAGAAGCATTACTACAATATAGAAGTAGTTATGATGACAAGAAAAAGATATGGTCACAAAGACCAGTCCACGATTGGACATCACACGCAAGCGATGCGTTTAGGTACTTGTGTATAACAGATGTAGTGTTCACAGGTAATGATAGTGTCTGGGGAAGGGAACTCCCTGAGACTGATTTAAGTTGGATAGTATAAGGAGAAGTATATGCCAATGAACCCAAGATGGTTAGAAAACAAATTAATGGAAATGGCACAGGACATTAAAGACCTAAAGGAAATAATGAAGGCAGTCAGTAATAACGAGCCACCTAAAAAAGAAACAACATACCCTATAAATAAAGGTAAATAATTTATGGCTAAAATGACAAAGCGTGAGCTATCTGCTCACCTAGAGCAAGAAATACAATCTGCTTTAGGATACAAAGACGGAAAGCTAACAGAACAACGCTCCGATGCATTAGACCGTTACTATGGTAAGAAGTACGGTAATGAGCAAGAGGGTCGTTCACAAATTGTCACAAGAGATGTTGCTGATGTAATAGAATGGATTATGCCAAGCCTTATGAAGATATTTACTTCAGGCGATAAGGTAGTACAGTTTGAGCCACAAGGTCCAGAAGATGTAGAAATGGCAAAGCAGTCTACTGATTATGTAAACTATGTAATCATGAGACAAAACCCGGGATTTCAAACTATATACCAGTGGTTTAAAGACGCACTATTACAAAAAAATGGTATAGTAAAACACTATTGGGATGACAGTAGTGAGACATTAAGAGAAGAGTATAAGAACTTAACAGAAGAAGAGTTTACTGCACTCTTAATGGATGACAATGTCGAGGTAAAAGAACACACAGCTAATGGCGGTGAAGAGAACATGAATGAAGCAGCTCTTGCACCACAAGCTGTAACACACGATGTTGTTGTTAATAGAACGTATGAGGATGGGCAGGTTAGAATAGAGCCTGTACCACCAGAAGAATTTTTAATAAACAAGTATGCTAAAACAATAGAGGATGCTCGTTTTGTAGGACACAGGGTAAAGAAAACTAAATCTGAGTTGTTACAGCAAGGATACCCTAAGAGTAAAATAGAGAATATATTTAGTAATGACGAAGCTGACTACAAATCAGAAAGACTTTCTAGATTCTCACACGAACAAGACAATGCACCAGAAGGTGACATTGATGATGGAATTTGGGTTACAGAATGCTACATGCGTGTTGACTATGACAACGATGGTATTGCTGAACTAAGAAAAGTAACGAAGGTTGGAGACGAACTGTTAGATAATGAGGCTGTGGATAGTGTTCCCTTCTCCTCCCTTACACCTATACCAATGCCTCATAAGTTTTACGGTCTGAGTATTTATGACTTAATCTCCGACCTTCAACTAATTAAGACTACACTAATGCGTAACTTGTTAGACAATATGTATCTAACAAATAATGGGCGATACGAGGTAGTGGAAGGTCAAGCGAATTTAGATGACCTAATGACTTCTAGACCGGGTGGTATTGTAAGAGTACGCACACCGGGTGCTGTTAACCCTCTGGGAACACCACAACTAGACCAGAACTCTTTTAACATGCTAGGGTATTTAGATAGTATTAGAGAAGAACGAACTGGTGTTAGTAAACAGTCAATGGGTCTATCTGAGGGTGCGTTAAAATCGCATCAAACTGCTACAGGTGTCGGTCAAGTTATGACTGCTGCACAGCAGAAAATAGAATTAATAGCCAGAATATTTGCAGAAACAGGTATGAAAGACCTAGCAAACTCTGTCTATATGTTAGTACAAAAGTACGAAAAACCAGAAAAAATTGTAAGATTAAACAACAAATGGACTACCCTCTATCCACATGAGTGGAAAGAAAAAGTAGATTGTGTAGCTCAGGTTGGATTAGGTTTTGGTAACAAAGATATGAACCTGATGCACTTAGGTAGATTGTCGCAAACAATACAAATGATTGCCGGACATCCAGCAGCAGGTATGCTACTTAAACCTAAGCATGTATACAATTTGGTAGCTGAACAAATAAAAGCTATGGGCATGAAGAATGTAGATGACTTCATACAAGACCCGGGCGAAGAAGATGTACCGCAGCAGCAAGGACCTTCTCCAGAAGAACAAGCTAAGCAAATGGAATCACAGCTTAAAGCTGAAGAAATTAAAGTCAAACTAGAAAAAATAAAAGCAGAGTCAGCATTAAGACAGCAAGAAATGCAAATTGATGCTCAAATAGCACAGCAAAATTTAGAATTAAAAGCACAAGAAGCAAAAGTAGAAATGCAAATTAAAGCACAAGAACTTGAAATTAAAAAAGCAGAACTTGCACTTAAACAACAAGAACTTGTATTAGAAAGAGAGCAAGAACGAGCAGTTAAGATAGGGAACTAATTATGGGAAAGGGAGAAGAGATAGCAAGGGCAGACCAAGCTAAACAGATTTTAGAACATCCTCTATATGTAGAGGCTCTAGCCACAGTCAAAGAAGCGTTAGTACAACACTTGTTAGACACCAGAGTTGCCGAAGAAGTGGAAAGAGATAGATTGTATATAACAATTAAAGCATTGGATTTAGTTAATCAACATATAACTTCAGTGCTTGAAACAGGCAAACTTGCTGAAAGGGAGCAAGAAGATTTTTTAACACAGTAGAGGAGAATAACCTATGGATTCTGTAGAGAACACCCAAGAAGGTAGATTTGAAAGAGCAGAAGCAGGTTCACCAGAGGAAGCTGCAAACCAAATCCTAAGTATGTGGGACTCACAAGAGCAAACCGCAAACGAGGAAACCGAAGCCACTGTTGACGAGGAAGTGGTAGAGGATACAGAGGAAGCTGAAGAGGTAGAAGAAGAAGCCCCCGAAGAAGAGGGACAAGCTGAAGAAGAAACCGAGGAAGAGGTAGAAGAGGAAGAAGAAACTGAAATAGTAGCCGAAGAAGATTTAAAGTACACCATTAAGGTAGACGGAGAAGAACTAGAGGTTGGTATTGAAGAACTTAAAAACGGATACCAAAGGCAAGCTGACTATACTCGTAAGTCTCAAGCATTAGCAGAGCAGCGTAAGGAGACGGAGCAAATCCAGTCCGAGCGTATGCGACTAGAGCAAGAGAGGCAAATGTACGCAAATGGTTTACAAATGTTGCAAGAGCAACAAGCAGCCAAACTAAAGCCTTTTGAAAGTGTTGATTGGGAGTCATTAAAATCAGAAGACCCTTATCAATACATGATTAAAAAAGATGAGTACAGAGATGCACAGGAAAGAGTTACTAATATACAACAGCAACAACACCTTGTTCAACAAGAACAAGCTCAACAAGCTCAACAAGCAAGAGCACATTTTGTTCAACAAGAGTACAGTAGATTAGTAGAAGCCTTACCTGAATGGAATGATAGCAAGTCTACAATTAAAAAAGATGTACAAGACTATGCTATTTCTGCTGGATTTCTTCCAGAAGAAGTTAACCAACTAGCTGACCACCGTAGTGTTTTGTTAATAAAAAAAGCTATGGAGTATGATAAGCTAACAAAAAAGGTTGCTCCTAAGAAAAAAGCAGTAAAGAAAGTTCCTAAAGTACAAAAGTCTGGAAGAGGAAATTCAAAAGAAGAAGTAGCTGCGGAAACCATTAAGAAAAAGCGTGCAAGGTTACAGAAGTCAGGCAAGCAAGACGATGCCGCTTCTATATTTTATGATATGCTTTAAGGAGATAGGAAATGCCTACGCAATTTAAAACGTATGATGCAACAGCAATCCGTGAGGACTTGTCTGATGTTATCTACGATATTTCACCAACAGATACTCCATTTATGTCCAGCATTGCTGGCAAGGGTTCAGTATCTAACACTCTATTTGAGTGGCAAACAGATGCATTAGCAGCAGCTAGTGCTACTAACTACCACGTTGAAGGAGCAGCTGCCGGAACAGCAGCTACTACTGCTACAACTCGTGTAACTAACCAAACACAAATCTCTAAAAAGGTTGTTGAGGTTACAGGTACTCACGAGACTGTAAACAACGCTGGTAAAAAATCTGAGATGGCTCACCAACTCGCCAAGGCTTCTAAAGAGCTTAAGCGTGATATGGAAACTTCACTACTAGCTGACAACGCTGCTGCTGCGGGTAACGCAACTACAGCTCGTGAGACTCGTGGTGCTGCTAACTGGATTGCAACTAACGTAACTGACGCTGGTACTTCTGGTACACACGCTGCGGTTGTTGAAGATGACATCATTGCAGTAGCAGAAGCTACTTGGAATGCTGGCGGAGAGCCTTCAACTATGTTGCTTGGTGCTACTAACAAGAAGTTAGTAACAGCTATGTCAGGTCGTGCTGATGCAGTACGTTCAGTATCAGATGAGAATATGTCAATCTACAATGCAGTAGATGTATATGTATCAGACTTTGGTACATTCAACATTACTCTTGACAGATACTGCGACCAAGACGTAATCTACTTCTTAGACCACGATATGTGGTCAGTTGATTACCTTCGTGATTTCCAAACTGTGGACATTGCTAAAGAAGGTGACTCAGAGAAGAAGATGCTTCTAGTTGAGTACGGTCTACGTTGTGGCAACGAAGCTGCTAACGGTAAGATTAGATACACTACAGGTTAATATAACCAACTACCACCCTAGGCAACTGGGGTGGTTTACATTATGGCAGTAGAAACAAAAATCATAACGAATTTAGACGGGAGCCTTACAGTAGCAAGTGGACAAGATGATAAGGCAGTTAAGAAAGTAGCTGAGTTTAATCAACAAGATAAATTCAATGCTGGTACAAGAAACAAATACAAAGGTGACTCACAGTTTTCACACCGAGTAGCAAGAATACCCCTAATTGTAGTAGAAAAAATGATGAGGGAAGGTGTATGGGGAAACCAAGAAAAAATGAGAGAGTGGTTAAACCACCCAGACAACGCTCCTTGGAGAACTACTAAAGGAAAAGTATAATGGCATTAGGTACATATACAGAATTAAAAGATGCAATAGCAGACTGGCTAGATAGGTCAGACTTGACCGCAAGGATACCAGACTTTATTGCACTAGCAGAAGCTAGAATAAATAGGGAGCTACGCATTCGCCCTATGGAAGTAAGAAGTACAATGTACGCTACAGTAGACCAACAATACTTTAACCTACCCGGTGGTTACATTCAAATGCGTAACATACAATTAAACACAAACCCAACAACACCTCTTGAGTACATTACACCAGAAATGTTAGACAGATTATATGGTAGCACTACAACAGGTAAGCCAAGAGCCTACACTTTGATTGGAGACGAGATTCAACTAGCACCAATACCTGACTCAGCCTACCAGATAGAAATGGCTTTCTACGAGAAATTTACAGCACTGGGTGATGGCACATCAGGTACAGTTACAAGCAACTGGCTAACTAAGAATGCACCAGACGTATTACTGTATGGTGCTCTTATGGAAGCAGAGCCTTTTATTAAGAACGATGAGCGTATACCAGTATGGCTTAATGGATACAGCAACGCAATAGACAAACTACAAAAAGCAGACCAAAGAGATAGACACTCTGGCTCTGCGATGAGAGTAAGAAACATATACTCTGGTGTTGAGGGTAGAAACTAATGGCTTCTAGCACTTGGGCAGCAGATACATCTACTTGGTCAGGCAATTCCTACATATGGGATAACAGCACATACCAAGTAACAGCAACAATGACACAGACCATATTATCTAAGAGTGGTCTAGAAGATACAGTATTCCCTAGGTCTTTGTCTATGGGCAGTAACTATGGAATGTCAGGCACAACAGCACACGTTATGCCAGCAGCAGCTACACTAGAAGGAACAAGTGCAGTAGCTAACAGTCAGACAGCACAGCTTCCAGTTAGTGGAACTCTGGCAGGAACAAGTAACATAAAGAACAACGTAAACTTTGAAGAGAGTGGAACAATGGGTATGACAGGTTCTGCCTCTAGTAACAATACCTTCTTATGGAACGATGTAGCGGAAGACACGGATACACTTTGGACAAAGATAAGTGACCCAGATGAATAATAACAGGAGTAAATAATGGCATTAGAAAATGTAAACATAGGGCTTGCTAACTATTGGAAAGTTACTTGTCTTGACAAAGACGGAAACGTCAAATGGGAAGAGAATAAAAAGAACCTAATTACTACAGTAGGTTTGAACCATATTCTAGATACACAATTTCACGCAGGAACACAGAACACAACTTGGTACATAGGACTGAAAGGAGCTGGTACTCCAGTAGCAGCAGATACTATGGCATCACACTCAAGCTGGGCAGAGCTTACTGGCTACTCTGGTAACAGAAAAGAATGGACAGAAGGTGCAGCATCAGGTGGTAGTATGACTAATAGTTCTAGCGTAGACTTTACAATTAACGCAACAGCTACAATTGCTGGTGCTTTTCTAAACACAGCAGCGACAGGAACAGCAGGTACACTATACGGTGTAGTTGACTTTAGTTCTTCAAGAGCAGTAATCTCTGGTGACACACTACAGGTAACGGTAACAGTAACAGCTGCTTCAGCATAAAGGAGTAGAGAATGGCTTTAGAGGATTTAACAGGTACTAAGTACATAGATGACCTCGTAGCGACTAACCCAGCAGCAGGCGATAATGTCTCTGAGGGTGATGACCATATACGAGGAATCAAGAATGTACTAAAGACTACATTCCCCAGCATTGATGGTGCAATAACTGCAACAGATACTGAGCTTAACTATGTAGATGGTGTTACCTCTGCTATTCAAACTCAGATAGATACTAAGGCAGCAACTACTGCGGTAGTAACTAAGACATCAGCCACAGGTTCAGGAGCACTCCCCGCAGGTACAACAGCACAAAGAGATGGCTCACCTTCTGCTGGATTTATTAGATTTAATACTACAGATACGAGTGCTGAGATTTACGATGGTTCAGCTTGGACAGCAGTAGGCGGTGGTAATACTACAGACAAAGGTTTGTACGAACACGCACATACCATATCAGCTAACTATAGCATAACAAGTGGCAACAACGCTATAGCTGCTGGGCCAATTACAATTAACTCAGGGGTATCAGTCACAGTACCTACGATTCCAACGGGTTCAACTTGGGTGATAGCATAATGGCAAAAGTTAAAATACAAGGACACGCTTCAGGAACAGGAATACTAACTGTAACTGCTCCTAATACGAGTACAGATAGGGTAATTACATTACCTGATTCTACAGGTACACTAGCAACGACTGGTGACATAACTACTTATCCAATAACAACTTCAGATACTAACAACATTGGTGTTGGAAGTAATGCAGTAGATAGTATAACGACAGGTGACTACAACGTAGGTATAGGTACTAATGCTTTAACAGCCAATACTACAGGAGGTAACAATAGTGCATTAGGTGATTCAGCATTAGCACAAAATACTAGCGGTGGAAATAATGTATCAATAGGTGAAGGCTCACTTTATGATAATACTTCTGGTGGAAATAGGTACTGAAGCGTTAAAAACTAACACGACGGGTGCTGAAAATACAGCAGTTGGTTATGGTGCTTTATTTTATAACACTACAGCTACTGGTAATGTTGCTGTTGGTAGTGAAACTTTAAAACAAAACACTACAGGCGCTAGTAACACAGCAGTTGGTTATCTTTCTTTAAATGCTAACACTACAGGTACTCACAACACCGCAATTGGAAGGGGTGCTTTAGATGCAAATACTAGCGCTTCTAGTAACACAGCGGTAGGTAGAGATGCTTTAGGTGCAAATACAACTGGTGCTGATAATAATGCTTTTGGTCAAGGAGCTTTATTATCTAACACTACAGGTGCAAGTAATGTTGCGGTTGGACACGATACTATGCTATCTAACACGACAGGTTCTTCAAATACAGCAGTAGGTAATTTTGCTTTAGACGCTAATACTACTGGTTCTTATAATACTGCTATGGGTATTGGGGCTGTAGGTAAATGTACAACAGGAACATTCAATTCTGGTTTTGGTAGGTCTGCTTTACAAGAATGTACTACAGGACATAAAAATACTGCTATTGGTAATGATGCTGGTGCTTCTTTAACATCAGGGCAATTTAATGTATTTGTTGGACACGAAACAGGTATTACTGGTAGTCCAGGTGGAAGTATTAGTAGCCAAGATGACCGTGTAATTATAGGTTCAAATGAAATTACTGAAGCACACATTCAAGTTGATTGGTCTATTGCTTCTGATGAAAGAGATAAAACAGATGTGAAGCCAATAAAAATGGGTTTAGATTTTGTTAATAAACTAGAACCTGTTACTTATCATTGGGATAAAAGAGCAAAGTATGTTTCTTTAGAAGATAGAAAAAATAATACAGTAGATTTAAATACTGTTGTTCACGATGGTACACACAAAGAAGATTGGACTGATGTTGGTTTTTTAGCACAAGCTGTTGAAAAACTAGAAGAAGAATATGGACATAAAATGTCTGATAAATCTAATCTTACAACAAATAAAACTGACGATGGTGCATACGGATTGACTTATTCTAAGTTCGTACCAATTTTAGTTAAAGCAATACAAGAACTATCAGCAAAAGTAACAGCATTGGAGAGTGAATAATGGCATTAACGATTAACGGAACAACTTCAGGAGTATCTCTAAAGACTGACACCAGTAACATTGGACTTGGTGCTAACGCAGTCGATAGTATTACTACTGGTGACTATAACGTAGGCTTGGGTGATGGTTCAGGAACAGCAATTACTACTGGTGTAGAAAATACAGCAGTCGGATATAATTCTTTAAATGAAACTACGACAGCATCTAACAATAATGCTTTTGGTTCTGAAACATTAAGAAGAAATACTACAGGTGGAAATAACTCGGCATTTGGACATCAAGCATTAAATGCTAACACTACAGCTTCTAACAACGCAGCGTTTGGTTGGAGGGCATTAAATGCTAACACAACAGGAGCTAACAACACTACAATTGGTTATAACGCTTTAGCAAGTAATACTACAGCAAGTGAAAACACAGCAGTTGGTTATCAAGCTTTAGTAACAAATACAACAGGTGCAAACAATATAGCTATTGGCGGTGCTTCATTACAACTTAACACTACTGGTTCTAATAACACAGCATCTGGTTATGGTGCTTTGTATAGTAATACTACAGGAGGGCAAAACACATCTTCTGGTTACAAGGCTTTATTTAGTAACACTACAGGTCTTGATAATACTGCTTTTGGTAAAGATGCTTTAAAGGCTAACACCACAGCACAATATAACACAGCAGTTGGTAGAAGTGCTATGATTGCTACTACAACTGGAAATCAAAATACAGCTGTGGGTGCTTTATCACTAGATGCTAATACTACTGGTGCTGCTAATGTAGCTATGGGTGTTGGTGCTTTAGGGTCTAATACAACAGCTTCTAACAACACCGCATTGGGTTATGCTACTTTAAATCTTAACACCACAGGTACAGGTAACGCAGCAGTTGGTTATCTTGCTTTATCCGCTAACACAGGTAATGAAAACACCGCAGTTGGCTTTGAAGCGTTAAAAGATAATACTACAGCCGAAAAAAGTGTAGCCGTTGGTTATAGGGCTGGACAAAATCAAACTACAAGTGGCAGTAATGTATGTGTAGGTTTTAAAGCGGGAGAAGATTTATCAACAGGAGGCGGACACAATACTTTAATTGGTCGTAATGCTGGTTCTTATACTACTTTGCTTACTACGGGTACAGCTAATGTTGTAGTTGGTGCATATAGTAGACCAAGTAGTTCGGCTGGTGAAAATCAAATTGTAATGGGTAACAATGTTGAAGGTCAGGGTGATTCTCAGTTTACTTTTGGTAAACCAAGTAATCGAGTTTATAACGATTTTGCTACTAATGCTTCTTGGACTCGTTCTTCAGATGAAAGAAAGAAAACAAACATTGCTAATTCAACTTTAGGTTTAGATTTCATTAACGATTTAAGAACAGTAACTTTTCAATGGAAGCGTAGCCAAGACATTCCTAATACATTAAAAGATTATGATGCAGATGTAAATCATATGAACACAGATGTTACTATGCACGGAATGTTAGCACAAGAAGTAAAAGCAGCTTTAGATACTGCTGGTGTAACTACATTTGGTGGGTGGCAAGAAGAATCTGATGGCTCACAAAGCCTTTCACAGGAAATGTTTATATATCCACTTATAAAAGCAATACAAGAACTATCAGCAAAGAACGAGGCTTTGTTGACTAGAATTGAAGCCCTCGAAGGATAACACAGGAGTAAGTGATGGATGTAGATATGACAGCAGACGAAGTAGCAGCAGCTTATGTAGCTATGGGTCATTCAGTAGCAGAAGTAAACAGCAGTAAAGATGCTGATGAAACTGCTGAAGAGTTTGCAGCAAGAGTAGCTAGGAATAAAGAACACCTAGTATTAATGAAAGCAAAGAAAAAGGTAGATGGCACAACATCTATTTGGGGAAGTGAAGATTTCACAGCAATTGATGCAGCTATAGCATCTTAACTTAGGAGTAGATAATGGCTAAAAAACAAAAAGAAAAGCCTGTAATCACAATAGACAACAAAGAATTTAATATTGAAGATATGACAGGTGAACAACAAGCAATGATAAACCACATTAATGATTTAGATAGGAAGATTGCACAGAGTCAATTTAACCTTGACCAATTAATTTTTGGTAAGAATGCTTTTGTAAATTCCTTGAGTCAGTCTTTGGAAACTTAGGAGTAACAAATGTCCACAATAAAATCAAGTGACGAACATCTAACACTAAACGCTGATGGTTCTTCTAAGGATATAAAGCTACAATCTAACGCATCTGAAAAAGTTATTATCAAGTCTGATGGCAAAGTAGGAATAGGAACCTCAAGCCCAAGTGCAGTTTTAGAAACAAAAAATACAACAGATGGTAGTACATTTGCTTTCCAAGCAACTAATGATAATGACCACGAAATTGTACAAATAGGTGCACAATCTGATGGTGATGGATATTTAACTGTTCACGGACAAGGAGCTGCTACAAATATAAAAGCATTAATACATTCGGATGGTAATTCATATTTTAACGGTGGAAACTTGGGGATTGGAACTGCAAGTCCATCTGCTCAATTACATTTAAAACAAACAAGTGGCGACCAGTTTTTAAAGATGGAAGGTGCTACTACTAATTGGGGTTGGAGAAATCAATCTGATGGAACACACGGATTATATGACTTTACAAATAGTAGGTGGCTGTATTTAGGAAACAATAGTTATTGGTCAGTACAAACTGGTGGCTCAGAGAAATTTAAAATAACCTCAGGTGGTAGAGTTGTTTCACAATCTAATGCTCATTCTTGGGTTAACTATAACCAAGTCGCTCCAGCAGTACAAGATAGTTACAATGTAAGCTCAGTCACAGATGTATCTAGTGGATATTTTAAAGTAAATTTTGATGTAGACCACGGAAATGGTAGTTATGCAGTATGTGGAATGGCTGGAAATCATAGACGAGTAACACAAGATGGTGCTGGATTAAATACTGGTTATGTTGCTATATACACACAGTTA